TTATCTGATTCTACTCTAAAATCAAAATCTTTTCCGTCCTCATTGAATACTATGCTACCTTGCCCTACACCACCATCAAATCCATTAATATTTAATACATTAGATGCACTATTGTCTATATTCACTTGCAATCTAAATTCACCAGCAGAATCGGCTGTAGTTATATCAGACATAAATGCCGCCATTGAAACCATTGTTTCTTGACCGCTGTCATTATCTCTCAGCCCACTAAATGTAATATATCCTATTTGCTGGTCATCTGCTTGGCTGGTGCTTCCTTGCTCAAAAGCAAGGTGACTTGATTGACTGCCACCTGTATTTGAATTATGAATAGTTAATTTAGGTTCGCCTGAACTTGCACTTGACATAGTTACATCACCACCAAAAGTAGCATTTTGACTTGAGTCTAATGTAAGTGCAAGAGTGTTGCTATCTCCAGTTTTAAACTCCATTTTTTGGTCAGCGTGATTGTAATTAATCTGACCTCTTACATTGGTGGTTTCATAAAATAATATTCCATTAGTGGTTTCGTTTGCTTGACCAGTGAGTTTCATCCTTGCACCGCCACCAGTAGAAGTAATATTTAAAAAAGTATTACCTGAGTTTTGTACAGTTACATCACCATTAGTAGTATCTACAATAAATACATCACCACCATCACCATTCTTGCGTACAAGTAAGGCTTCTGTACTGTTTACATCTATAACCTGAGTACCTTCTATAATCTCATCAAATGATAGTGAGCCACCGCCAGATACAGTTAAATCTCCAGATACTGTAAGGTCTCCGTCTATTGTACCGCCATTGCCAAAGTCCTCAACAATGGCTTTTAACATTGAACTTTGCATTATACCTCCACTATTCTTACAGCACCAGTTGTGGTACTTGTAGAATTATAATTAAAATATATTGTAGTTGCCCCAGAACCCAATCCTCTTGGAACAGTTAAGAATGTCAATGTATTCTTGGGTAAGATTAGATCATTACTAGCATTTACATTTGTTTCTGAGGTTGTAAAGTTAAAGTAAATCTCAACTGCTGAATAAACTCCAATGGTTGCAGTTGTACTTGCTAGTGATTTGTGAATTGTGTTTGCAACATCTGCTGAACTTCCAGCAGTTCCAACAGAAGCAACTGTCCAGGTTCCTCCCACTGTTGCATTTAATGCCTCTTGTACTGAATGAGTATGTAGGTCTGCCATTTTTCTTCCTCTCTAAGCTATGACAAAGCGTGAACGAGATCGTGCTTTGTATGTTTATTTTTTCTTTTTCATTGCTTTCTTAGCAACTTTCTTTACTGCTTTCTTTATAGATGCCTTCTTAGGTGCTTTTTTATAGGGTTCATGGTTGTTTTCACTCATTACCCTTATATACCCTTGACCTTCTAAATTTTCAAGCTTTTCAGGATGTTTTGATAGAACTTCATCTTCAAGTCTTTCTAATCTTCCTGTTTTTTTTTGTAGCCAATATTGCATATTTTTTCCTCAAAGATGAGGGTGAGTCAAACCCACCCTCATTTTTTTTACTGATGTTTAGTCAACATTTCTGATTTTCAAGCCACGCTTGTTATCAGTATCATCTATTCTTTTAACTCCGTACAGCATATCAGCAACGACCTTCGTGCCGAGTGCGTCGATGGAATACTCTGACTGAATCCTAACATCTTGCTGTGAAGCAAAAGCCACTGCGGACTTATGGAATATAGCACCACTAATTGTGTTAGCATTTCCACCAGTTCCAACAGTATTAGACATATATACGTCAATGCCGTATAATGATCCAACCATTCCAGTTCTAAGACCTCTGTTACCTTCACCAACTGCATCATTTCTAATGAAGTATTGTGCAACACCAGATGAAGGATTAAGAATGTCTGCAAACAATGTTGGATTAACAACCATTGCAGTTTCACCATCCATGTAAGGAACATCTGCTTCACCCAAAGTTGCCAAAGCTTCTTCAAACTTAGCCGCTGTAAGTGTATCATCAGCAGATAGAACTAAAGAATCCTCAAGAGATGATAACTCTGTATAAATATCAGAGTCTACCTGTCTTGCGAGACTTTCTCCCATAACCCTTGAGTATTTTTCTACCAAATCCGCGTTCGCTTGGATCATAAGCACGTCCTCAAAAATTTTGGCGACATACTTGTGTTTGTTAACTGTTAATTGAGTTTCTGTGGTTGCAGTTGCATCATACTCAACATCTGAACCAGCAGACTTGTCTGAAGCACTGATAAGGCTCATTTCTGGGATATGAAGTACATCTCCAAATCCAGCAGAACCAAACAATGCAGAATAATCATCAACCAATCCACGAAAAACACTTTTACGCTCGAAGAACTTGTATATACCCTCCGCCCAGATTTCTGGAATAAAGTGCTGATCCGTGGTCGTGGTTGAAGCACTACCTTGATAATGTTTTGCCATTTTATTTACCTTTTAACATAGCTTTGCAAGATAGAACCCCAATTAGCCCTTCTCTCCTCACTGGACATATCAACCCAATTCTTGTTGCTTGTGTTGTTTGCCCTTGCTGGAGCAGAACTTGTTGATGGTACATCTTGCTTTTCATTTGTAAGTTTTTCAGATAAGGCACGAAGTTGAGACACAGATAAATCTTTAAATGTTTCTCTTTCTTCCTCACCTAACGAATTAAGCAGTTCTTCTTTATAGGCTTCTTCAGCACCTTTAAGTCTTTCATAATCAGATTTCATTGAATCTAATTCTGCTTGTCTTTTGTTTGCTAATTCTTCCCATTTGTTTTGCTCTGCAAGTTCCTCTTCTTTTTTCTGTTCCAAAGAGGCTCTTAACTCAGCAAGTTGAGACTCTGCTTCTTGCGCCCTGGATCTATACTTCTTGCTTTCGGCAATTAAATTACCAACTTCAGGGTTAGTTGGTTCTTCATTCTGGCTTTGAGTAGCCACCTCTTGTACATTATCTTGTACTGCTTCTGTTGTAGTTTCAGACATTCTGCCTTCCTTTTACTTGTTAAAATTTACTTCAACATATATCTTTTTTAAAATCCCCATTATTCTGTTATTGGTTCTAATACACAATTACAGGAAAACTGACAAACAGAAAACCCTGATTGTGGTAATCCAATAGTAGTAAAGAACTCCCATGTTCCAACATCACCTTCTCTTTCTGCACAATCTGGACATGGTTCTTTGTTTTCTGTTCTACTTAATGACACCCATCTATATCTTTGCACTCCAGCAGATTCATATACTTCTTTTTGTGCCACCCTTGAACTAAATGTAACAGCATTACCTACTGTATTCTTAATAGCATTTTTATACTGTCCAAATATCCTTCCACCTTCTCTTAAATCATTAATCAAGAAAGTTCTAATGGCATCATCAGACATACCACTTGCCCTCATTTGGGTTATGATACCTTGTAAATCCAGTACAGTCTTTGATGATGCTGTTGCAAGACTTGAAGCTAGTATAACTGATAAATCTTGTAAATTATGTTCAGGCACGATTCAACTCTTGCTCTATTCTCATTTCTACCATTTTAATTGCATCTATTTCTGCTTGTTTACTTATTCCAAACCATTCTCTTGGTTTCATTTTATCAGTTCCAAATTGATGGAAAGAACCTATCTCTTGATTAGTAACTCCATTTCTTGTTGCTTTCTTACCGGGAAATATCTCAACCACTTGGTTCTTTTTATTTGCTTTTTTAATTACCAAGTTTCTCATCTTACCAGTATCTACAAGTATCTTGCTTGATCCTTTTCTTTTTATAGTAGCTGGTTTCAATTCCCTCATCTTGTTGCCATTAACACCTTGACCTTTTTCTAATCTTTGAAAGTGATCCTTTCTAATTATCTGACCAGCAAGATTTAATTCTTTACTTAAATCAAATTTAATTCTACTAAGATCAAAGTTCTTTTCTACCTTAACCCCCATTCAAAACCTCTTCAGCATATCTTTGACCTTCTTTCTTTGCTAATTCTATTTCATCCAAATGGTCTTTGATAAAAGCATCACCCAAAGCAAGTAAGTACCCTTCAGGATCTTTAAGCAAATCATCTATATTAATTACATTTAAAATGTTATCTGCATTGTTCTTTATTACAGATTCCAACTCTTCTAGCTTTTTGATATGGTTATCAAGTGATTGTGCCAAGCCTTCTTAATCCTTCAAATATTGGTTGTTGTGGTTGTGCTGGTTCAGGTGGTGCTTGTTCTTCTTGTATCTCACCTAGCTTTTCTTCCAGTTCTGCATCACTCATGTCCTTGTTGAAATATAGTAATACATCCTTTTGTGTAATGACACCATTGGCAAGTTTCCAATCAAGTAGTTTTAATTCTTGATCTATGCTCATTGGGTAACTTGTTTCAGCAAAGTCCACTGTATATTCTTCAGATAAATTTAAAACATTATGAACTTCTAATACCCTTCTGTCTATCTCATACCTTTGATGCTCCCATTCTCTAAATACAGATATGTCACTTTCCCTTGCCTCAAGGTTTTCAATTTCTAAAATTTTAAGGGCTTCACCAGATGGTGCATTACCTACTGAATCACCCCACCTAATCCTAAGTTGGTTGTTTTCTGCAACTTGATTAGCCATAGACTTTGTTGCTTCAATCATTTCAACAAGAC